TGCTTGATGAACAAAGGAGTTTTGATGAGCAAGAGGGCAAGAGCTGGATTATTAACCCTGATAGTAGGCTTACTATTGCTGTCCATACACGAGCGAACGCCGTCCCAGATGTCGCAGGACGTACCGATTATGACAGCACGGACGAAGGCTACAATGGAGGAGAAGCGTGAGAACAAGGCACTTACGATTAGTTACCTCAACGCACTCGGTTACAACGACAATCAGATCAGATGTGCAATCACCCTTTGGACCCGTGAGAGCAGGTTTGACCACCTTGCAGACAACAAGCGATCAACAGCTTACGGAATTGCTCAGCTCCTTAGAGAGAGAAGTAGCGAGCCTAGTATCCAAATCCTACACGGCATTAGATACGTGGAGCACCGCTACTCAAAGAGTTTCTGCCGTGCTAAAAACCACTCCGATAGACGCGGATGGTATTAAATAATCTTGCTGGGTTTTTAACCCTTTCCTAGCAACAAAGCCCCATCAGTCCGTTCGCTGGTGGGGTTTTGCTTTACCCTCCGTTGGAGTAGAAGCCTTTACCCTTGAAGGTAATTGCGGGAGAGTCCCACTTACGAACCATAGTTACGTGGCAATCAAAGCAAGAAGGCTCACGCGGATCTTCGTGAATAGAACGCTCTATAGTTAATTCACTATTGCAATCAGGGCAACGATAGTCATACTGCATCTTTGTCTTTCCAACCAACGTAGCTATATAGAATAATCTCAATGAACTTACGATCTATCTCAAACTGTTCAATGGCTTTTTCATACGTCATAACTGTACCGCTTCCTCTATTGGTAGGTATCCTACTAGCTTACTTACTTTATTAGATCTTGAAAACTCTGTAGTTGCTGGCATCCAATGGCTTACCCATTCAGGTTCTGGTACGTCCATTAGGTCAAAAGAAAAGACACCTAACGGTGTCGAGTTGATGTAGAAGGGGATGAGATCTCGCTCTGCTGCTTGCGTTATCAGCTTGCGATACTTCATCTCCTCAATTAACAGTGTGGGGTAATGGGTATAGCGACACTTCAACTCTATGTAGTGACCAGCCTTAACGCTGATGCAATCAAAGGAGTCATAGATACCCTCAGACTTAGTAAGGTCTGGATACAAACTCTCTTTGAGAAAGTTAAATAGTTCTAGTTCTTTCATTGCCAAGGACTAACACCACCAAGGTTATCCTGCAACCTACGCAAAGCCTGCTCGCACCTACGATCTGCAGTAGATATAGCGCACTCTAGTACCTGTGCTATCTGTTGCAAAGTAAAGCTCTCGTGATGACGCATACGCAAGAGAGCCTGGTCTTCTTGGTGTAGTTTAAGAAAACCATTCTTAATGTCAATGAGGTTAGCAAGTAGGTTGCCACCTTCTGCCGGTGATGATGAACCTTTAGGTTGTCCATCTCTAATCATCTCTTGTGCTTGTTCTAATACTGTGCCATCTATGACTGATGCAATAACAAAGGGTAGCAACTGACCAAGGGTTGCTGACTGGTAGTAAACCTCATCATTAGTTTGATAGCCAGACTTAGCAGCCTTCTCTTTGCGTGCATAGCGTTCTCCTGCACGCTTCATCTGCCAGGCAATGCGCTGTTCGTTGTGTCTGCGTCGCTCTTCGATAGGTTCCATTAGATCAATGGTGTGATCTTCAACTCTAGTCATAGCCCACGCCATCAGTTCTTGCTTGATGTCATCCTTCTCAACGTGCTTGTTATACCTGCGATGGATAGTATTAGCAACGCTAGGTACTAGATCATAGATTACTGGGTGCAGCTCAGTCACAGTCTGGTTCCTGTACTTCAGGCCATACGCCATCTAGTACCATCATTGCAATAGCTGAGTAGTTGAGTAAGTCTAAGAAACTATCACGCAATGACTCATTGCTAGGCTTAACACCAGAGTCAAGTAAGTTGTTGATGCGTGCTATCTTGTCCCACATACGTACACGCAAACCATTAAGTGGTCCACCTGGTGAGTGAGCAATGTTCTTTGGGCCGTAGTCGTGATGCTTACGCACCAGTAGGTTGCCTGCTTGGTCCATAATGCGCCAGACATCTGCAATGAAAGCCGCATCTACCTTGTCGGTATAGGCCGAAGGAGTATAGTCTCGGTTTCCATATTGATCTCTAGGATCTGGAAGCCCATATGCTGCAAAGTCTGTACCATCGTGTCCCACTCGCTTCTTGTCATCGTCATACATTTGACTCCCCTATCAGTAACTTTCTTGTAGCATCAATTCCATTAGCCAAGTAGTAATCATTGATGTCCATACCTGGGGGTAGTGTAACAATTTGTGAGTTCATTACCTCGTTCGCCACGCGCTTAGCAAACTCTGCTCCTGGGTTAGACCCATCCTCTTTGATGTCATTATCACCAACAACAAAGATAGTTTCGTACCCCGCAAATAGTTTAGGAAAGTGTGGCTTCCACGCAGCAACACCAGGTACACCCACGGCAGGTATCCCAAGCTCACCGCTAGTAACTATCGCATCTAGTTCACCCTCACATACAACGATGTAAGGTGAGTCAACAGTGATGTCACATACGTTATACAGGTGTGCCTTCTGCCCAGTAGGTGAACCATACTTAGGCTTGGCATCATCTAATCTTCTAAACTTAAAGCCAACACAACCACCAGATGCTGTGATGTATGGGATGGATAGCCACCCTTCATACATCTCGTGACCATTGATTGGATTGGTAATAGTTCCTAACTGAAACAGTCCTGCTGTCTCTTCAGAGATCCCACGTCCTTCGAGTACGGCTAGAGCCTCTGGACTTATTGCCTGTGCGTATTGTTGCGCCGCTTCCAGCAGCAATTTCGACTGCACGTTTGAGGCCATCGTTAAACTCCAAGTTCTCTAGTATGCACACTAAGTTAGCTGCGTTGCCACCCTTACCGCAGGTATGGCAGAAGTACAGGTTGTCGTAGGTGTTCATAACGGCAGACCTGCGACTGTCGCTATGTAGGCAGCATCTCACTGATGCGCTCTTACCTTCTCTTACTTCACCTCCGAAGTGCGAAACAATTGCTGCTATGGGGATTGTATTTGCATCAACGGCACCTTTGTACCTGCCCGCTTTACGTACCCTGGACCAGTCTTGTGCTGGCATACACACCCCTTGTCATCGCACTTACTGTGAAACTTAGCAGCACGCTTGTACTGGGCTACCCAGTTCTCATCGCCTGCTGTTCTACAGTTTTGGCAAATCATCTTTATCCCAACCAAGAACTAATTTAATAATGTCTGATGCAACTTCGTAAGAATTACCGCCACCAATAATAAGATTAGATACTTCCTGAATAAGATTATTAACTTCTTCTTCTACTGGCTTTAGTATCTCTGATGTTGTGATTTCTCCACCTGGTACTGGCATTTGTTTCTCCTTTATCCATTGAGTTAAGTCTTGGATTACCCAAGCCTGATCTATTGATGCGTTGCGACGCTTAACTACCACGTAAGACAGAGGGACTTCCCCAAGACCTCTTGCCTTTGCATAGTTAAGCGCCTCAACTTGTGCTTCTCTCCAGAACTCAGGCAAGGAAAGGGTTGCCCTGTTCTTGAGTTCAAGGATATAGGTTTCTCCTGCGATAACAGTTACGATGTCGCCCTCATCCTTTGCCCCAGCTTTTGTCAGACGCTCTGCAATGACTCCGCTTTTACGAAGCCACTTCATTACATCTGTCTCAAACTGAGAACCTTTAGTCTTGTTGTACTGACTCATCTACCAATACAACCTTGTTGATCTTATAGATGATGTTGCCTTCTTCATCTTTAACTAACTCGACAATACCAGATTGCAATAGCGCACCAACGAAGTTGGTGAGGTCTACCTTGAGTGCATCAACATCTGCACGCAACCCATCTACCTTGAGATTATCTCGGTACTTATTTGATAACTGTTCAGACATTTATTCCTCCTTGGTATCCAGTCATAGCATCTCTTCGTAACATCCAGCCAAACTCATTTTGATCTGCTATCTGTACTGCTGCGTAGTTTACCAGTAGCTGTGCATATTTACTGCCGTCAGCACTGTGTGGACCAAAACGATTCTTTACCGGTGCTACCTTAAGAATTGCTTGTGTTGGGTCGTAGCCTAAAGTCAAGATCAGACTAGGCAATTGACTCACTTTCCCGTGAATTGCTCTGCGATGAGGTGGGTTACTAGGTGACCCATACTCTGACTGTTCTGATACGTGGTGGAGCACTATCACACAGGCCTCAGTCTTGCGTGCCATATCGTGAAGCTCCATCATAATTGCTCTAAGTCCAGCCCATTCGTTGTCCGTCTCAGCGGTGATGTTCATTAGGTTATCAATGACTATCAACTCAGGTGGTTGTCCATAGAGTTCAACGTAGGCCCTGATCTCTAACTCCAAGTCATCAATGTTTGGAGATGAATCAAAGACCCACTTGATGTGTGAAAGTTTGTCTAAGTGTGCATTGTAATACTTACTATCGTTAGACAGGTTTGCTTCGACTGTCACTTGTGAGTGACCAGATAGATGCGATACAGACCTCATCATTACAGTAGTGGTATCAGTATCTGCGGAGAAGAAAAGTGTAGGAACTTTGGCTTTGATTGCATAGATCAAGGAGAACATAGACTTACCAGCATTAGGTGCAGCAGCTACCATACATACCTGGCCTCTGCGAAACTTAATACCTTCTGTTGTTAACCCTTTCCACACATCAGGTAGCGGTGTTGCTTTGGTAAGCACTCCACTCCAAGCGCGGGAAAGATTAAGCAACGCCGTCCTCCTGATTTAATCTGATGCCTCGTTGTTGGCGAATACGGAAGCGTTCTCTTGGAGAGAGTCCACCCCATATACCAAAGTTCTCTTTGCGTATTCCCCACTCAGCACATTCTCTGCGGTGGGGGCAACGCATACAAATTGATTTTGCATACTGGGCCTCGGCAAGACTTACTGATTCCTGTTCTTTATCAGGAAACCAGAAGTCACCACCGATTGTTGCACAACTAGGAGCTTCGTATTGACTTGGCTCCCGCATTAGTTATCGGACCCAGATGGTGTCGCACTTATCTGGCGCACCCTTGGGTGCTGCACACATATAGCCTGACCACGGACCCTTTTGTCCTACACCTGATCGCAGTGTCATTGCACCGTGACGACAGATGTTACCGCTACCTGTTGGTGGTGCTATTGATGTTGGAGCTGGTGTGTTGAACTGCTGTGCTATTGCTGCAACTGTTGGTGTTGGTGCTCCACCTGATAACTCTGCACCTGTTGCACGAATGTTTGCAGCGTTCATTGCAAGATCTGCAAGACCTGATTCTAATTCTGTAACTGTTGATGCGTACAAGTTGATAAGTGTTCCATCATTTAACTTGTAATTGATTTGGAACTTTGTTCCTTCTGTAGCCATTTACTTGCCTCCACTTTGCTTGATTGATAGTCGCTGGCTTTCAGCTCCTACCTTCTTAGGGACGAACCCTAATAGTTTTTCTACCTCTGTACTGTCAACTGTCTCACGACCTTTAACAGTTGTCCAACTGACTTCGATACCTGAATTAGTAGTACCCAGTACTCCTTCAAAGGATGCCTTCAAAGAATCTTGTTGTGTTTCTAACTCTTTGATCTGTGCTGCTAACTGTAAGTACAACAGTGCGTTCTTGTCAACATCTTCATCAGCAATGATTACATCACTGACTGGTGTACGTTCTTTTTTTAGACCAACGCATCCCATCTGCCCACTTGCGTCATA